TCTTCTCAATCTGTTTACAAAGGGCATCCTTCGTCTGCTTACCCGATGTATTTATTTTAAGTAATGCAGCAAACTGTTTGATTTCAGTTAATGTCTTATCACGACACAGTTTACCACCGATGCGAAATGTGCTACCGGTACCAGATAATTTAACATTCTTGTTTTTGTTGGTATTTTTTACAGTAACGTTTTTAGTCTTAGATTTGGCCTTTATAGCAGCACAAATTTCATCCTTACGCATGTCCCGAGTGGTAGGACCATTTTTAATTCTAAAACTGAGAATACCTATTTTACGTGCAAGAGTTTTGAGTTCATCTCTAGACATACGATCACACTTCTTTCCATCAATCTTGAGTGCGTTGATTTGGTTGTTTGTTAAAGGTGCTTTGCGTTTTACTACGGGTTTGGTCTTTTTAGGAGGAGAAACCTTTTTAGTCTTGGTCTTACGCTTAGCCTTTGTCTTGCGTTTGGTGTTGTCTATAGTGACATCTCCATCTCTATAAATTTCACGGATTAATGGAGTTACAGCTTTGTATGCATTTTCCATGATAGCGGGTGACTTGGCACCTATGATTTGTACGGTGCCAGACTTACTAATATTGAGTGTGTACCCTTTCATGGTAACATAGAGCATTGGTGAAAGTTCTGGTTCATAAATGGCAGGTCCGTATTTTGAAAATTTCATTTGCATACGAGTGAGATTTGTGAATACCCCATTTATACTAAACTGACCACTGAGATTGTTATACTCGATTGGACTGTAAAGGAATGGTTCTTTTTGTGTGTAATTATCTACGATAAATCGACGAATAAGTTCAGGTTGGTTTGTAATGTTCGTACCAATAAATCCATTTCGGAAAAGTATTTTACCATTCCTATAAATATTACAGAGTCCACCTTGACTATTCACACCATCCGAAACGGTCACCATAATTTGCACACTGGCGAAAGGTTTGTTAATACTCCCTTTGTGACCACCTTCTTTGGTGTGAGAAAACCCAGTTTTAAACTGACCATAAATTCCCTTTATCTCTTTTGTGTCTATATAAAGACCCTGACCGATAGGTATTTTACCGAGTGGTTTTTTCATTAGAATTGGTAAAAGGTCCAAACGAACTTCTTTACCAAATGATTTATTAATAGTGCCAACGAACAATCCAGGTTTCAATGGAGAGATTTCTAGATCAGTGAGGGCCCCAAATTCATTGATTGTATTTGGGTTCATCTCAGCGAGACCCTTTTCAAACGCGGCTTCGTTGATAGGAGTGAGATTCATGTTGTCAAATTCACTTGTATTTATGGGTTCTCTTAATGCATTATTTACTAATTTGTCCACATTAACGTCCGCAAATTCATTTTCCAAAGGAGAGTTGTTTTCGAACTGTGCGAAACGACTCCGTCTAGGGGGTGGAGGAGGGAGAGCTCGTGGACCTGGGAGGGGTCTCTGGAGTCTCTGGGGTCTCTGGATTAATTCGGGTCTAAGAGGTTCACGAAAACCCGCAGCCCTCATGCGAGCTTCACGATCTTGCTCTCTCTGTCTTCTAAACATATCAGCTTCAAGTTCTTGAGCGAAGTTATTGTTTGAGTTAGAGTCTGAGCTTTGTACATCGACACCAGATTGCCTGACAAATTCTTTGACCGACTGGCTCATATTACTATTTGTAAGGATTTTTTTTAATGATTATTGCCTGTCATCAACTGATCTTCAATCAAGTCGATACCAAATATAACTGGTTGGACGGGGTATTGCCTGCCTCTATACGAGACAGATTCATTCCTAACCTCGATATCATAAGAACTGAATGGTCCCACGTAGAAATCTTCATGAAACTTATGCTGACCCAAATTGTTGTTTTTACAGTGTGTATTAAACGCAGCCACAAACAAGTTTTGAGGCACATATTGATCTTTAGCCTTGTCGACAATTGTGGATTCCAGAAAGTGGATCAGAGAGTTTGCAACCTTCGCAACCTGCATCTTGATAATTTCAAAGTATTTCGGTACGACATCCCAAATATCTTCATCACCATATTTGTTCCTGTATTCTAGATAAGCCCTAATACATTTATGTAAAATGTTGGGTAGTTCATTTTTAAGTTTTTCATCGAGGCGAGGATCTGCGTGCCTTACTTGTTTGCTGAAGTTCCATGGTAAAATACGGCGTAGAACAGATCCCGAATTATCTTTCCATCCTGGGACTTCATTACCACCAAGAACCCCTGGGACCTTCCACTCTGGAATCTCTTCAGCTGGTTTATTCTTAACTGCCACAGATACGTTTTCACCTGAAACGAGAGACTGAAACTCAGCCTGTTCTAAAGCGAGATCACCCTTCACCTCTGGTGCGATAAACATGAATGCATCTTTGATTGAAGAAAGACCAAACTTCTTCTCGATATTGTTCGATAGGGTTCGTACATCCTGATTTTCATAGAAATTCTTAAAAACCTTAGTAATTAACGTAGATTTACCCGATTTAGCGATACCCTTGAAGAATGGAATAATTTGCCACGAGTCCAGTTCTCCAACATTATAACAGAGACGACCACCCATAACATACGCCCAGTTGCAGACTTCCTTTTCAAACTTCTGATACTGTAAAACTTTGTCAAAGTTTGGTGTTGGAATGTCTTGCCACCTTTCTAGATCTGGAAATTCATTGAATTCCTGATCAAAGTATTTACAAGAAATAACAGTTGGATCTAATACAGCAAAGTCATTGCTATCATACGGGTAAAATTTACACTTGTAAAAACCTTCCTCAGGGTCATTTGGATTAGTGGGTTCCCACTCCTTACCTACAAACACACCATTCTTAAAAGACCAAACATGACGCCTCTTCTCAATATCCGGAAACTGATTATCATTGCATTTAGAAATATTGTCAATAACTTCCCTAAAAATACTCCCCTTACTCGTAAAGTTTTTCCACATCTCAAAATTGTCATCTTTGTTGGCTAATGAATACACAAATTTCTCGATAGTCATCTTTGGTTCCCACGCCCTTGTATTGTATCCTTCCTCTGTTTTGCGTTCTTCACAACACTGACCCTTGTATCTACGGTATTTGGCTTTTTCAAGTTCAGCAAGAGTGAAAATAAGACATTTTTGGAGAGGTATAGAATTATCTAAATCATCATCACACATAGTTGAGGCATCAAAAAAGGAGTTTGTCTGTGGCAGTGCAGTTGGATTTGCAATACGTTCATACGCAGTATAGTGTCGACGTATGTTATCATATCCATCTTTGAGTTGCTTTAGGACATTATGAATTCGCATAACTAGAGTGGTTCCCTCATCATCTTCTTTCGTTTGAAGATTGAGAGCTTTCACTCTACCTTTTAAATCTACCAGGAAGCGTCGTTGCTTCTCACGAATACCCTTAACAGCTAGAATGTCGATTCTACCTACAATTGGGTTGTTATTCTCATCATAATTACCTTCGTGGATAAATTGCCTATATCCAAGTTCGCGAGCATTTCTGAAATCTTCTGTCCTGAGATCCCAGTAATTCTCAAAATTGACAACAATATTTCTTAAGGCATCTTCATTCATCGACTGGATACTCTGTTTTTGAAGCTCTGCCAGCGCTTCGTAACGATTTGGTTCCTTGTCGATGAAGTGAGTAATGTCCATTTCTATTATTAAGAATTTTCTCTCTAATTAATTTTTCAACTCACTCAAAATTTTGATGAGTATTTTATTTTGCATTTGAAGTTGTTGGGTGATACTCACCAGAGCAGTGCATACAGTGTCACCATCTTCAGTGGCGAGTAGGGAAGTCATCAAGGTCGCGACATCGACACCATCATCTTCAAACATCTCATCATTTTCATCCCCCATTTCATCCATTTCATCCAATTCATCAACTTCATCCTCAGTCATAGAAATTTCTTCGAGAGTATCAGACTCTGTCTCATACTCAGATTCGGGTAGGGGTACGGGTACGATTTCACCCTCCTCAATTTCTTCAGGCTGTTTTGACATTTGATTTAGACTAAGAAAAATTGGATCGCGAAATTTCGCACATTTACCCAAAATTATTTTCTCTGCCTATAGTACAACAACTCTCAAAATGGCCGGTGGTCTTATGCAACTCGTAGCTTACGGTGCCCAGGATGTCTACCTTACCGGTAACCCTGAGGTAACTTTCTTCCAGGCCAAATACAAGCGCCACACTAACTTCGCGATGGAGAACATCGAGCAGACCGTTAACGGTACTGCCGCCAACTCCGGCCGCGTCTCCGTCACCGTTGCCCGTAACGGTGATCTCGTCGGTGACATGTACATCGAACTTGAGTCCGCGATCGCGTCCACCGTCACTGCCGAGGCTGGTGACTGCAACTGGGTCGCTGAGCGTGCGGTCAACAACGTCGAATTATCGATTGGCGGACAAAGGGTGGACAAGCACTACCAGAAGTGGTGGCGTCTGTACTCCGAGCTCTACCTCGATGAGTCCAAGAAGGCCACTTGGGGTAAGATGACCACTGCGGCGGACACTGGCACCGGTACCGGCGCTGTCTATTTGCCCCTAGTCTTTTTCTTTAACCGCAAT